AAGCTATGGAAGAAAAGAAATATAGTAAGCTGATTGAGATATTACATTGGATTATTCCGCGGGATAAGAGGGTGGCCGGTAAAGAGGATAATCTCAATATGGCGTATGAATCTAAGTGGGTAGAGATAAAGTCAGCGCATTTAATTTTTGAAAGCGGGTTTGACGAGTTCCCGGTAGCTGTTGGACGATTTATGAAGAAAACAGGCGAGAAGTGGGGATATTCCCCGGCTATGGATGTTCTGGCAGATATCAGGATGATAAACGCAGAGAAAAAGACATTGATCCGGGCAGCCATGAAAATCGTTGATCCCCCGGGCTCTATCCCGAGCCGTGGATTTATGATGCCGCTGAATATGAACCCGTCAGGACTAAACTATCGCAATCCCCAGACTGAGAAAGACGCATATCAGGCTATGGAAACAAAGGGCAACATTCCTATTGGGTTTGAAATGATCCGAGATGTCAAAGAGTCGATTGAAGAAGGGTTCTTCGTACCGTTATTTAAAGCCTTCTCGCAGATAACCAAGCAAATGACTATTCCAGAGGTTCAGCGTAGGATAGCTGAGAACATGGTACTCTTAGGCCCGGTGGTAGGCAGGCATACGCAAGAGGTCTTAGACCCTATTATCATCAGGACATTCAACATTCTATTCAAAAACGGTCATTTCCCGCCAGCCCCGGCAGTTCTCGCAGGGCAAGAGTTTGATGTCGTTTACATTTCACAGTTAGCCAAGGCGCAGAGAGCGAGTGAGATCCTTTCGTTAGAAAAGACTTTAGCCACGGTTGCCGAAATATCCCAATTAGTGCCGTCAGTTTTAGATAAGATCGATACTGACAAGGCAGTTGACATTATAGCCGAGATCAACGGGACGAACCCAGAGCTTATTCGGGATGATAAAGAAGTCGCCACGATTCGGGAGATCAAACAACAGATTGAAGAAAAAAGAGAGCAGATCGAGCAAGCCGGGCAGGTTGCGCAGACTGCTGAAACTATAACAAGGGCAGAGAAAAACCTTAAACCCACGGGGGCGAAATGACAAAGAATTTAGGAGTCAAAGAAAAGGTGTCTATGGAGATAGACGCATTTTACAAGGACACTCAAAACGAAAGAACCAAGTTAATTATTGAATTAAGTATGGCGCAGCTTGTTGAATGGTATCAAAGCACAGAAGTAACGCGATCATCATACGGGACGCTAAGGGCAATTCTGCAAGACGATATAGAGAACTTTACATATCTGGGAGCCATAATAAAAATGATCCCTATTGAAAAAACAAAAACTATCAGGTTGTCATTACCATGAGAGGCGTCAGAGTCAAGATATTGCGGAAGAAGTTAGCTAAGGAATACCCGGAGTTATACCGAATCCACGGGAAGCGGTTGGTATCATTTAAAAACCTATTCCGGCAAGTCAAGCGGGCTTATTTAAGGACAGGATTGACATGAGCGTAATCATCATAAAGTCCCGGAAAGTCTTATCCTTATCTCATCTTAACCGAATGGCGTTAAGGAAGATATTTGAACCCAAGACACTCACTTTGGTAGATGAACGATTGTTAGATGACAGCATTAATGCGTGGAGTAAGAAAGCTGATCTTGCAAAGGACGAGCGCAGAGAGTTACAGGTTATCATCACGGCTTTGATAAAGAACGAAGAAGGCAAGTTTAAGGAAGTGAATGAAAGTTATAAGCGATTTGATATTAATTACAAACAAGTTTACAGCGAGGGATTATGAAAGACATTGACGACAACCAGTTAAGAAAACATTATATGCAGACTTTCAATACAGAGTCCGGGCAGATCGTGTTGAGGGATTTAGAGAATCGGTGTCATAAGAGAGACACGACGTTTATGCCTATGGTAAATATGTTTGGAGAAGAGATTTATATAAACGAGGGCAAGCGGCAGACCCTTTTACATATAGAAAACATGATGTTATTAGAAAACATTGAACCAACGAAAGGAAGTGAATGATGTGGATAACCACAGTCTTGAAAAAGATAACTATGGCCCAGAAGTTAGGCAAGTTTCCGTTTAACAACAAAGGATTTGCAGGAGAAGATGAGGCAGCAGCGGCAGCGGCAGCAGAAGCGGAGGCCACGGCAGCGGCAGCAGCAGCATCACAGTCAACAGGCAAGTTTTACGAAGGTTTCTCACCTGAGATCAAGAACCATCCGTCAATTCAGAAGTTCGATAACGCCGAGTCTTTAGGTAAGTCATACGTTGAGTTAGAACGTAAGATCGGTGCAAAGGGAGTAATCATCCCGGCACATGGCGCAGGCGCAGAGGAAGTGTCGAGTTTTCATAAGGCTTTAGGGCGCCCGGACGTATCAGACGGGTATCAATTCCAGATTCCCGAGAATATGCACAAGGCGGTTGTTTCAACAGCAGAGACGCAGAAAGACTTTAAAGACGTCGCGTTTAAGCATGGTTTATCAGCAGATCAGGCAAAAGGTTTACATAGCTGGTATTTAAGCAAATTATCCGATGCTCATACGCAGCAGGAAGCATCTGAGAAAACGGCTAGGGATGAAGCGTCTACCGCGTTACGCAGTAAATGGGGGACGATGAATGACACTAACATGGCATTAGCGCAAAAGGTTATTGCTAAGTTTGGCGGTGAAAAAGCCCAAGAGTTTCTTGATAAAGGACTCGGCAACGATCCCGCTATGATAGAGTTCTTTGCTACTATTGGCGGGAAGTTAAGTGAGGACGTTCTCGGCCCCGGGGGAAATAGCAGGTTTGGCGCTATGAACGCGACAGAGGCACAGGCTAAGATCAACGAAACACTTGCTAACCCGAACCATCCGTATCAGGACTCGAATAGTCCATTACACGCCGAATCTGTTAAGGAAATGACATCGTTGTATCAGATCGTTGAAGGCGGGGGGCAATAATGGGAAAACCAAATCGTAATGATGCCCCTATTGCGCCACCATTGACAGATTTACAAAAAACAAATTTAAGGCTGACCAGCGTTGAAATAGCCATTAAGTACGGCACGAAGTTAGGCTTTGAACGTGATGTATGTTTACGCGAAGCTGAAAAAATATACAACTTTGCTTTAGGGCAATCTGCTGACGAAGCAGCCCCGATAGCAAGTTAAGATAAGGGCAATCTCACAAAGAGACCCAACCGTAGTATAGACCCAGACTCCTGGATAATCTATTAGACAAACTAGATTAATTCTTTCAAAGAGGAGGATTCAAAAATGGGTAATATAACTACTGCCTTTGTGAGACAATATACGGATAATATCCGTTTACTCGCCCAGCAAAAAGGCACAAAACTAAGATCGACGGTACAGGTCGACACTAATTTTACTGGGGAATTTAAGTTTTACGATCAATTAGGCGCGGACGAAATGACCGAGAAGGTCTCCCGCAACCAAGACACACCGATTGACCAAGCCGATCACAAAAGACGCAGAATCACAAAGCGTGATTTTGTTCATAACAAGATGTTGGATTTAGAAGATCGGCTTGCCATGATCGTTGACCCAAAAGGTAAGTATTCAATAAGCGCAGGGTATGCGGCTGGCCGACAGATGGATGACATTATCATCGAGGCTTTTAACGCTACTGCATATACAGGTAAGACAGGATCAACCGGGACAGATTTCACCGTTGGAAATCAAATCGCCGCTGGTGGAACAGGTTTAACAAAAGCCAAATTGTTAGCAGCTAAGAAACTTCTTGATGACGCAGATATTGAGGAAGAGGACAGACATATAGTTTGCGCTCCTTCCCAGATCAATGATCTTCTTAACACGACTGAGGTCTCAAGTTCAGATTACAACACGGTTAAGACATTGGTACAGGGCGAAGTTGATACATGGTTAGGCTTCAAGTTCCATAAGATCACCAGGTTGTCAGTTGATGGCGAGGATGCACGTCTTTTGTACGTTTATCATACATGGGCGATGCAGCTTGCTGTTCAAAAAGAACCAACGGCCAGAGCAGATCAAAGACCAGACAAAAACTATGCTTGGCAAGTATTTATGTCAATGAGTATAGCGGCAACTCGGCTCGAAGAGTCACGCATTGTCGAGATTGCTTGTACGGAATAATTCAATTTAACAATTGAGTAAAACAAAAAAGGAATAAAAATCATGGCTACAGTATATGGTGTGAATAAAACACTTGTCCGAACCCCGGACATTAATAATAGGCTGGCCGCCGGATTATTCGATGGCCGGGTAAAGTTGGTGTATGACACTTACGAGTGCGACGCGCTTGCGATAGCTTCTGTTATCGAAATGTGTCCTAAGATTCCACTCAATGCGATTATTCTTGATGTCATTCTTCATACCGACGATTTAACGAACAACACTACGTTAAAAGTCGGGGATTATGAAGATCCTGACAGATACATCGTTGCGACGGATCACGGCGCTGGCGCTGAACTCGTAACAAGAATGGGAATTGGCGACATTGATGGTAGAGGATATACCATGGATGAAACTACTCCCGGCGCAACTACATCTGACCGGCAAATCATTATCACGACTGCCGCGGGTATAGCCACAGGATCCATTAAGTTATTGGTTCTTTTTGCGCATGATTAGTTGTGTATAAACAAACGGGGGCAGGGATTAATGCTCTGTCCCATAATAAGGAGGGTTGTAATGGGAAAATTCAAAACAATGCTGACTATGTTGATGGTATGCGCATTTGTTTTTGCTTTTGCCCCCGTTAGCTTTGCCTCGGTAGGTGTCTTAGATGATGGCACGATGTTAGGGGCAGCGATGGATCTCAATTTTACGGGAGCAACGGTTACTTTATCTGGGGGTAGAGCATCGGTCGCATTAGATGCTATAACCAGCGGATCAATCGATGGGGCGGTTATAGGAGGAACAACCGCAGCGGCTGGTACGTTCACTACCCTAGAAGCAGAAACAAGCATGACACTTGACGGCGTAACGATTACGAGTTTCGGTGGGGTAATAAGCCCATGGACAGATGGCGGGGCTACGACTACACTTAACTCTGCGCCAGCGAAGTTTATCGCTACTCATGCGACAGGCAGTTTATTCGCAACACAGCTTGAAGCAGGAACAGGCGATGTTGTGTTGGAGAACGCACAGATAATTGATGGCGGCACAAACGGCGCTATCAAGCTGACCGAAGCCGGAGACACATTGTCTCTTACTTACGATGGGACTGATGTTGTTGTAGACACCACGAATGGAGGCGTAATTTATAGCCTCACACAAGCAGATGGCGATATAGAGTTTCGTTTAAGCAATGACGCTAACGACTATATAGTCTTTTCAACAGCAGCGAATATACCGACAATCACTACCGTAGCGGCAGGGGATGGGGATTTAGCTCT